GACGACGACGCCAAGGCCGAATCCGAAGAGGAAGACGCCAAGGCCGAGGACGACAAGCCCGAGGACAAGGACGACGAAAAGAAGGAGTCCAAGGCCGAAGGCAAGGAAGACGACGAGACCGACGACGAGAAGAAGGAGAAGGCCGCCGCCGCCACGCTGAAGCCCATCGCCGGCACGCCTGCCGAGCGCCAGCGTTGCAAGGCCATCGTCGCGCACGGCGTGAAGATGTCGGTGGCCGCCGGCGGCGACCTGGCACCGGTCATCGACGCCTGCATGCTGGCCTTCGACACCGACGTGAGCGCCGAGGCCGCCATCGGCAGCATGAGCGCGCGCGCCGACGTCGCCGCAGCCCTCCCGCGCAAGGCCACCGGCCAGGCGCTGGACGCGCGCATGGGCGCCGAAGTGGTGCCCATCGCCAAGCCCGAAGCCGGCAGGGTCGACGCCAACGACCCCAAGGCCATCGCCCTGACGGTCATCGCTGCGGCCAAGAAGGCCCGCGGCGAAGCCTGATCCATCAACCTCACTGACAGGAGACCATCATGGCCCTGACCCCGACCAACGTCCTGAACAACAGCTCGGCGCCCGGCATCGCCGCCGAGATCTACGTCCCCGATCAACTCATCGCCGGCCAGTTCCAGCCGGTGACGCAGCCGGTCACCATCGCTTCCGGCGCCGGCGTGCTCACGCGCGGCACGGTGCTGGGGCGCATCACCGCCAGCGGCAAGTACATCAAGTCGGCGTCGGCCGCCGGCGACGGCAGCCAGACCCCGGTGGCGGTGCTGGCCGACGACGTGGACGCGACCTCGGCCGACGCCGCGGCCGGCGTCTACATGACCGGCGAGTTCAACAGCAACGCGCTGACGCTCGGCGCCGGCTGGACGGTGGCCACGGTCACCAACTCCCTGCGCGCCTTCGGCATCTTCGTCAAGACGGTGACCGGCGCGCTCAGCAACGCCGACCCGACCTGACCGCCGGCTGATCCAACCCCTCCAGGGCGCCTTCGGGCGCCCTTCTTCTTTCGGAGAACGAAATGGCACTGTCCAACACCGCGATCTACGACACCAACGTCCTGGTGCAGCTGGTCCAGAACCTGAAGATCGCCCAGAACTTCCTCCTGGACCGCTTCTTCCCCAACATCGTCACGTCCGACACCGAGTTCGTGAGCATCGACGTCGACATCGGCAAGCGCCGCATGTCGCCCTTCGTCTCGCCGCTGGTCGAAGGCAGGCTGGTCGAGGCGCGCCGCATGCAGACCAACACCTTCAAGCCCGCCTACATCAAGGACAAGCGCGCGCCCGACCTGCGCAAGCCCGTCCGCCGCATGATGGGCGAGCGCATCGGCGGCGAGCTCAGCGCCAGCGAGCGCGAGCAGGCCAACCTGACCTTCGAGCTGACGGACCAGATCGACATGGTCAACCGTCGCCTGGAGTGGATGGCGGCGCAGGCGCTGCTGACCGGCACGGTGACGATCTCCGGTGACGGCTTCCCGACGACCCTGATCGACTTCGGCCGCGCCTCGGGCCTGACCATCACCCTGGGTGGTGGCGTGCAGTGGACCAACGCCAACATCGCCAGCGGCGCGGCCCGCCCGACGGCCGACCTCGAGACCTGGGCGCTGAAGGTGCTGAAGGAGTCCGGCGCGGTCGTCGAGGACGTGGTGTTCTCCACCGACGCCTGGCAGCAGTTCCTGCTGGACCCGGTGCTGAAGGCGGCCAACTGGTACCCGAACCAGGGCGGCAGCAGCGTGGTCGAGCTGGGTGCCCAGATCGTCAAGGGCGCGCAGTCCAAGGGCCGCTGGGGCAACTACAACCTGTGGGTCTACAACGACTGGTACGTCGACGACAACAACGTCGAGCAGCCCATGATCCCGGCCGGCACGGTGATCATGTCCGGCTCGCAGCTGATGGGCACCCGCGCCTTCGGCTCGATCCTGGACCCCAAGTTCGCCTACGGCGCGCTGCCCTACGCCCCGAAGTCGTGGGTGCAGGAAGACCCGGCCCAGCGCTTCCTGCTGATGCAGAGCGCCCCGGTGGTCATCCCGTCCCGCGCCAACGGCGCCATCGCCGTCACCGTGAAGTAAGGAGAGCAGCATGGCGAAGAACGACAAGCTGGTCGAAGTGACCATCGCGCGCGGCACCTACGTCACGGCGGACGGCGAGTTCCGCCCGGGCTCCACCGTCAAGGTGGACGCCGAGGAATCGGCGCGCCTGAAGAGCCTGGGCGTGGTGCGCCCCGACGACTACGTGCCGCCGGCCGAGGTGCAGGACGGCACGCTGAGCGTGACGCCGGCCGAAGGCCCGACCGTGGCGAACGTCGGCACCGCCTGACGTGGTCGACTTCGACGCCCTGGTGCTGGGGCCGAACATGCAGGTTTTCGGCACCCTCGTCACTTACGAGCCCGCGCTGAGCTCGCCGGTCGCTGCCGGCGGGTCCTTCGACGTGACGGCCATCTTCGACGATGGCTTCACCACCGCGGGCGAGTTCGACCAGGGCGTCATCACGTCGAACCCGCGTCTTGGCATCCAGCTCTCGCAGTTCCCGGCCGGCTTCGATCCGAAGCTGGCTCAGGGGGACCGCTTCACCGTCAGGAAGACCGGCCGCACCTACGTGGTGAAGCTGGGCATGCCTGACGGGCAGGGCGGCGCGAGGCTGGACGCGAACCTGCTGAGGCAGCCGTGAGCACGCCGCGCCAGCTGGCCCGCCGCTACCTGCGTCGGGCGATGGCCACCGTGCTGCGGCGGCTGACCGGCGTCACCGTCGACAGCCCGGGCGACTGGGACACGCCGGCGACGGCCCTGCCCAACATCAAGCTGCGCGCGCTGGGCGACGTCAAGGACAGCACCGGCCGGGCCATGCCAGCCTTCACGACCATCGCGCCGCTGCAACTGCTGGCCCGCGTGCGCGCGCAGACGGCCGCCGAGGCTCAGGATGCCATCGAAGCGCTGGGCCTGCTGATCGAGGACGCGGCGCTGATCGCGGTCGAGGTCATCCCGGCACTGCAGCAGATCGCCAAGGTCACCACGAAGCAGCGCATCAGCGCCGACGGCGAGGAGCACTATGGCGAGCTGGAGATGCTGATCGACTGCGAGACCTTCGAGCAGTTCGACCCGGCCGAGATCGCGCCTGAGCTGCTGATCGAGCTGCAGCAGCTGGTGATCACCCTGGACACCATCGGGCCGTTCGACGCTGGCGCAATCAGCGCGCCGGTCCCTTCGAATGTGACCGACGACGTTGCGCTGGGCCTGACCCGTCAGCAAGACGTCGAAGCCGGGGACTACCCCGGCGCCCCCTATCCCGACGCCGTGCAGCCGGCGCCCCGCACCAGCGGGCCAGATGGCCGCATCGAGGGCGAGCTGCGCATCGACCTCACCAACTGACGAGGACGCCATGTTCGTCGTACCCAAGCCCGGGCAAATGATCCCGGACCCCGCGCAGTTCGGCACCCCCGCCTACTACCTGCCGCCCGAGGGCCGCGAGGTCGACGCGTCCGACTACTGGCACCGCCGCGTGCTCGATGGCGGCGTGACCGTGGTCGAGCCCATCGAACCGCCCGCCGAGTAATCCGAGAGGACATCATGCCCATCACCTTCAAGAACGTCCCGGCGAACCTGCGGGTTCCCCTCTTCTATGCCGAGGTCGACAACAGCCAGGCGAACACCGCGCAGTTCCTGCAGCGCACGCTGCTGATCGGCCAGAAGACGGCCGCGGGCTCCGCGCCGGCCAACGTGCCGATCAAGGTCGGCGGCGCCTCGGAGGCTCGCACCTACGCCGGGCCCAACTCGGTGCTGGCGCAGATGGCCGACGCCTACTTCGCCAACGACGCTGCGGGAGAGGTCTACCTGCTGCCCATCGACGACCCCGCCGGCGGCGTGGCCGCCACGGCGACGCTCACCTTCACGGCCCAGGCCACGGCCAACGGCACGTTCTACCTGTACCTGTGCGGCACCCGCTACGCGCTGCCGGTGCTGGCCACGCAGACCGTGTCGCAACTGGCCGCGGCGCTGGTCGCGCTCGTCAATGCCGACCCGATGTGCCCGGTCACGGCGAGCGCCGTGGGCGCCGTGGT